TCAACACGAAGTATAACAAGAACGCGGCGGGCAACGACGCCTCGCTGACGTTCCAGAGCGGCCTCACGACCCACGGCCTCGTGGGCCTCCTGGGCAACAACGACCTGACCTTCAAGGTGGGGACCGGCTTCACCACGGCCATGGTCCTGTCCGGGGCGGACGGCACCGTGAGCTTCCCCGAGGGCATCAAGCAGGATGCCCTGACCGCATACAAGACCACCACGCAGACGCTGACCAACACCTATGCGACCCTCACCGGCTGGACCGGGACCCACGTGGCCGCCTCCGGCAACCTGAGCTGGAGCGCCGCCAACGGTGACGCCTATGTAGGCAAGGCCGGGCGCTTCCTCGTGAGCTACAGCGTCAGCACTGACGTGACCACGGGCGCGGGCCGCACGGACAGCCTCGTGGTCCTCCAGCGCTACAACGGAACGTCCTGGAGCGACGTGGAGGGCACGCAGCACAGGATGTATAACCGCCTCACCAACCAGGGGGGCACCAACGCGGCCTGGCACGGCGTGCTGGACCTCGGGGCATCGGACGGGCTCCGGCTCGCGGTCAGGCGTGAGACGGGGACGGACACAGTCATTGTTGACAGCGCCTCCCTGAGCGTGGTGAGGATGTAGGATGGACCAGGTCATACCATGGACAGAGATACTTTCCGCTGGGGGCATCAACGCGGTCCTAGCGTTCGTCGTGTGGAAGCTATACAACGAGAACAGGGACTTGCAGAAGGAGCTGCGCGACACCCACAAGCAGCAGGCAGACTTCTGGCGGGAGGTAGCCCAGCATGTGGAGGTGCGAGGCCAATGAAGCGGGTGTCCGAATGGTGGAACAGGCAGCGCCGGGAGCTGGAGACGGCCCGGCGCGGCAATGAGCAGGCCAGGGAGGATGTGGCCACAAAGATGAAGCGCGCACGCGAGCAGGGGGCGGTGGTCCTCCTGTCACGGGACGCCCTGAAGAGGATCGCATCAATTGACCCAACTCGCTGAAATCCTCAACGTGTCGCTCAGCGTCACTGCCGTGGTCCTCTGCGCTGCCGTGCTCAGCCACTGGTTCCCCGAGGCCCGGAGGGCGGTGCGCGAGCGCCGGGACGCGGCTGGCTGGCTTGTCCTGGGCGTCACCGTGTCCTTCCTGGGCATCATGGTCAACACTGCCTTCTGGGCGCTCTACCTCGCTGCCGAGGTCTACCACCTTGGCTCGCTCGGGCACGCCCTGCTGGACGCGGGGCCGCTGGTCAATCTCGTGACCAGGCAGGTCGCGGTTGTCGTTGCGGCCTTCTGCCACCTGAAGGCATACCACATGTTCAGCCGGGAGGGCTCGCGCAACCCGGCATACCACTTCTGGTGGAGCCTGGGGGCGGCTGTCCTCGCGGCCCTCACCATGTTCATCACAGCACCGGGAGGCTGATGTGCCCACTGAGAACCTTGAGATCAAGCTGATGGAGCGGCGGGACCACACCCGCTTCCTGGAGGTGCGCCTGGCGTCCTCCGTCCGCCCGGGCGTCATCGCCACCACCCAGGTCAACGACCAGGGGGCGGAGGACCGGACGGGCCAGGCTGTCCTCGCGGCAGGCGGGGCGCTCGCTGAATACCTGGGCAAGAGCTACGGCGACAGCTTCAACGCGGGGGACATCGCCCGGGAGGCGCGTGAGCTCTACCGCGAGCTGATGAGCGACCTGCGGCAGGCGCTCCACTGATGAACATTCAGGTCCCCATCACATGGGCCCCTCAGCCCGGATCGCAGACGCTGTTCCTGCAGTGTCCGCTCTTTGAGGTGTTGTATGAGGGGACCCGGGGGCCGGGCAAGACCGATGCGCTCATCATGGACTTCGCCATGGACACCGGCCAGGGCTTCGGGGCGGAGTGGCGGGGCATCCTGTTCCGCAAGAGCTACCCCGAGCTGGCTGACGTGATCAGCAAGTCCAAGAAGTGGTTCAGCCGGATGCGCAACCCGCCCAAGTTCAACGAGGTGAACAGCACCTGGACCTGGCCCGGGGGCGAACAGCTCCTGCTGCGCCACATGCGGCGTCCCGACGACTACAACGCATACCACGGCCACGCCTATCCCTGGATTGGCTTTGAGGAGCTGACGACCTGGGCAACCCCGGACTGCTTCACCATCATGCAGTCCTGCTGCCGCTCCACGCACCCGGACGTGGCCCAGCGCGCCCGCGTCCGCTCCACCACCAACCCGTATGGCGTGGGTCACAACTGGGTCAAGGAGCGCTACCAGCTCCCGGTGATGTGCAACAAGCCCATCATGAACGCCCGCTCCTCTGACGGGGAGCTGGAGCCCCCGCGCATGGCCATCCACGGCCACATCTATGAGAACAAGATACTGCTGGACAGCGACCCCAACTACATCAGCCGCATCCGGGCCGCTGCCCGCAACGACGCTGAGCTGCAGGCCTGGCTCCACGGCTCCTGGGACATTGTCGCGGGCGGCATGTTCGATGACGTCTGGGACCGGGCCACCAACATCGTACCCAACTTCCCCGCCTCCGCCATCCCCCGGGGCTGGCGCATCGACCGCTCGCTTGACTGGGGCTCCTCCACGCCCTTCTCTGTGGGCTGGTGGCTGGAGAGCAACGGGGAGCCGATTGAGTGGGAGGGGCGGCTCATCGGCCCCATCCGTGGCGACCTCATCCGCTTCATGGAGTGGTATGGCTGGACCGGGAAGCGCAACGAGGGCGTCAAGATGCTGCCGGACGCGGTGGCCCAGGGCATCCTGGACCGGGAGGAGGACGCTGGGCTCAAGGGCCGCGTCCGCCCGGGACCGGCTGACCACAACATCTTCTCCAACGACAGCGGCCCCACGGCTGAGAGCATCATGCGCGAGAAGGGCGTGACCTGGGAGAAGGCGATCAAGGGGACCGGCTCCCGCAAGAGCGGCTGGGAGGTCATGCGCCAGATGATGGCGAGCGCCCGGCCCGAGGAGGGCGAGTTCACCCGCACCAAGCCGGGCCTGTTCATCACCGACCGCTGCCGCCAGTTCCAGCACACCGTCCCCTCGCTGTCCCGCCTGGACCGCGACATGGATGACATCGACACAGAAGCAGAGGACCACATTGCCGATGAAACGCGCTACCGCGTCCGGCGGCAGGACCTCACACTCAAGCGGAGGGTCTACTGATGGCCAAAGATGAAGCGACCCCAGCAACCCCGTCCGCTGCCTATGAGCGGATGGCCCCGCGCTGGGGGCTGATGAACGCCCTGCTGGGCGGCACCGAGGCGATGGTGGAGGCCGGGCTGGCCCTCCTCCCCAAGCACCAGGAGGAGAGCGACCAGAGCTGGCAGCGGCGGCTGGACGGCGCGACCCTGCTCAACATGACTGAGCTCACGCTGGACATGCTGGCGGGCAAGCCGTTCGCGGACCCTGTCCACCTCGGGGAGGACGCCCCGGCCCAGCACGAGGAGTGGGCGGAGGATGTGGACCTCCAGGGCAACAACATCGACGTGTTCGCCCGGCGCTGGTTCCGCGACGGCCTGGCCAAGGGCATGAGCCACGTGCTCATCGACATGCCCCGGCGTGTGGACGGGGAGGTGCGGACCCTGGCTGACGACAAGGCGGAGAGCGTCCGGCCCTACCTGGTCCACGTCCCGGCTGAGAGCGTCATCTTCATGTCCGGCACCACGGTCAACGGGCGCGAGGTCCTGGACCACGTGCGCATCAGCGAGGTTGAGACCACGCGTGTCGGCTGGGCTGAGGTGTCAGTGGAGCGCATCCGCGTCCTGGAGCCCGGCCTGGTCCAGCTCTGGGAGCTGAAGAAGGGCCAGCGCAAGGAGGAGTGGGTCAAGGTTGACGAGTGGGCGACTGACCTGGACTACATCCCGCTGGTCACCTTCTACACCGAGCGCCAGGGCCTCGGGCTCGCCAAGCCCCCGCTCCTGGACCTGGCCTACATGAACAAGCGCCACTGGCAGCTGGACAGCGACCTGAACAACATCATCAGCGTGGCCTGCTTCCCGATGCTGGCGATGTCCGGCGTGGACAGCAACGAGGCCGGGGGCGAGGGCGGGCTGATGCGCCTCGGGCCCAACCAGATACTGGCCACCCGGAGCGAGCA